GCATGCTTAATGACAACATTTTATTATATCCTGGCTTTGTTTTTAGGAGCTATCAATATGATTGGTATAATTTCAATTATGTATGTAATGCTTAACTAAATGATTAATTTACTTCTAGACTATAATATTTTTGAAGCTGCTTTGTTAATCTTGGCTTTGTTTTTTATTGTAGTCTGGAAGTATAAATAATTATTGATCTATTATTTTTTTATCTTCATCTCTTTTAGCATATTCCGTATAGCGTGCCTCAATCTCAGGATTATCCAGCCAACTTACAACAATATTATTTGTAGTATTTTTATTTAAAGTTAAATCCTTTTTATCTGAATAAAGATCACTAGTCTTGCCTGCTATCCATTGTATAAACTTTGTCTTTTCTCTTATCCAAGAAATCAAATTAGGGTCTAAAGTATCTTGATTTATATCGGCTTGGTAAATATCTAAAAGTTTATCTACTATATTTTGAACGCCTATTTTTCTGGCTTCTTCAATCCTAGCTTTGATCTCCTTGTTTCCCTCTTGATTCAAGAATTGATAAAACTTGATCAAGCTGATCGGTAATGTTCCTGCCTTCCTTATACTTGCTAGAGTTTTTCCTTCGCTTAACTGCTCTAATACTGTATTTAGAACTGTATCTTCCAAGGTTATCAACTCTTGGCTTGGCTTGGCTTTCGTAATATTGTCTGACATATTCAATAGGCTTATCTCTAAATTGTTTTAAACTTGCAAGTGATTTAATCTTCTTCTCATCTGTATATCCTGGCTTGTTAAACCCACCTCTATTAGCTCTATCTCTAAAGCCATAGAAGTTTGTATTCTGTGCACCATGAAACCTACATTTATAAACTTGAAAACCATGCTCATTAAACTTGTTAGTTGGAAACCCTTTTGCTTGACAAGGTTTGCCAGATAGCCTTGACATATCCATACAGAATATCTTCTTTGATTTAAAACCTGCCATAACATTTATGTTATTTCTACAATGGAACGCAGTGTAATTGTAGCCATAACTATTTTTTCTCCCATGGTTTGATACCATTTCGTTTGTTGTATTCTACCTTTGCTTTGTAAGCTGCTGATCTATTCTTGGCATTGGCTTTCATCGCAGCAGTTAATCTTTGATCTAGGATATTTTTTGGCACAGCTCTTGCATCACGAGCCACTTGCTCTTGGTACTCAATAGCCTTTTGTACATAGTAAGGATGTTTATCTATACATTGTTTTAATTCTGGCAGTGGTACACTAGCTAGTTCTATTATCTTAGTCTGTTTATCTATTTCTTTACTATTAACTATTCTATCTATTTTATTAAATACTTTATTTTGTATTGGATAGTTAGATGGATAGTTAGATGGTTCTTCTAATACCTTTCCATTAGATACATCCATGTATCTATTAGATACATCTATGTATCCATTAGATACATCTCGTTTAATATCATTGATCATAAATATAGGGTTAATTACATATAGATTAGTTGATCTTAGGCGTTTCTTTATAACCATTTTATTCTTAATCATTAGGTTAATGCAACGATATATCGTCAAGCGGCTGACGCCAAGCATGTCTGCCATTAAAACAAGACGTGGGTGGCATTTACCAGTATTCTTATCTGCAAAGCGTAAAAGCACTGCGAGAACGGCAAAACACTGCAACTTCTTACCCTCTGGCAAGCCTAAGTAACTAGGATGCTCAAACAAAGATACAGGTATTCTAATATGTGGTGTATATTTAGCCATGATTTATCTTGTATTTACACACTTTATCATGCTCAATCTGTAGTTTAAGCATTTCATAGTACCATTCCTCCTCTAGAATAGGGTTTAAATCGCTTTTAAAGGGGTATAGACGCTGAACTTTGAACTCTAGGCTATCCGTCTGTGGTATAGGTTTATAGTATAGCAAAAAACAGGGTATATTTAAACCTTGTGCTATGGCTTCTACAACATTAGTATATTTCTTATAGTTCTTACCAGTATCATATACAGTTTCAATTACTGCTAATGGTTTCCAACAAGGTTTGTTAATACAAATAGGTACTGAATCAATATCTATGTAAGCAATATCATTACACTTATTCCTATGCCATTCGGAATAGAAGTCGCCAAACCCACCTACGAAATAGTTATACCTAGCCATCAGTTTACGAAATAATTATATCTTGCCATGATAAGCTCCGCTTTGAATGTTATCCATTTAATTCTGCCTCCATAATAGCCAATCCAATTTGTCTTGCGATCTGTGGTACAATAGAATTGCCTAAAGATTTTATTCTGTTGGATCTATCTTTGTCCAGTTCATAGGATACCCCATTAGGAACTCCACAAATTTCGGATTGAGTTTGCCACCAGGTTTGTTGTCTTTCAGAACTTGTCTTGGCATTGAGCTCTTCTGATCTCTGCTCTCCTTCCAAGTTATGTTGTATGCTGCATCCTTGTAATCCCTTGACACTGGAGTTGGATACATCTTCTCCAAGTAAAGCATTGCATCCGATAGTTTTGCACCGAATGTGTTCTCTGGTTTGTTTTTCTTTCTCAATATAAAACCCCCATTCTCTGTAATCTCCACTCTTGAGCTCTGTTCCCCTCCCTCCACGCAGCCAGCTGTCGGAGTTGGAAACATCTTCACTGCCATTGGTAATGGCATTCCCCCTTGACTGTATTTCTTCGTTCTCTCTGATGCTGAATCCTGTGTTGGTGTTGGGTACATATTCTTTGTTGGTTTGCCATACATCACTTGTTCCGATAGACTTCCTGGAGGTACTGTCTTTCTCCCTATCTTGGACCGGTATTTCTTTCTCTTCTCCATTGCCTCTTCTGATCTCACTGACATGTCTGTTGCTGTCGGAGTAAGCCATAATCCAGATTCGTTTTCTTTGATGCCATGCACCGATGCCTGAAGCTGGAATAATAATACATTGGCTTTTGAAACCTTCGTTTTCCAAGTCATTAAGCACCTGTCTGAGTACCATGCCTTCGTTGATATTAACAATGCCTTCAACATTTTCTCCAATAACCCATCTTGGTTTTGTTTCTCTAATGACTCTAAGCATTTCATCCCAGAGGTAACGATCATCTGCTGTTGATTTTCTTTTTCCTGCAACGCTGAATGGTTGGCAAGGAAATCCCCCTGTAACGACATCTGCTTGGTACTTTTCTCCTTTGACATTTCTTATATCCTCCTCAATGTTAATGTTGGACCAATGTTTCTTTAAAACCTTTTGACAGAATTTATCTTTCTCTACAAAGCCAATTGTTTCAAAAAAACCTGTTGATTCTAAACCTAAACTAAACCCACCTATACCAGAAAATAAATCAAGCGTTTTTAGTTTCATTCTTAGCTCTTTCTTGCATAAGTTCTATATGTAAAACTTGTAGTTCCTCATTCAATCTGTCTATTTCTTTTTTAAGAACTACAATTTTCTCATTATAAATCTCAATCACGTCTTCCACGTGCAGTTCGGTATCAATCATTTTATCCTTTCAAAATATTTAAATAGTTTATCTAAGTTTGTATTTGGTTTTACAAATTGTTTAAAAGGTTCTGGTATCTTTTTATGTATTTTAATCATATCAATTTTTAATTTTAATATTTTTAAAATCATTTTTCTTTTATCAATCATTTAGTTCTCCAATTTCTTAATTGAAACAACGCATCCTTTAGGAATAACTATACAGTCTCCAAAGTCTATTGTGTCATCAGTATTAAAACTAAATGTTGCAAATGTTTTTACAAAGTGTGGTGTATCTTCATATAGATAACCAATCGTTGTACATGATGCTGGCATTAAATCTTTTAATTCATCCTCAGTATTCCAAGCATCATCACAAGAATTTATATCCATCCATTCAACAATAACTTTATCAAAATTTATACTTCTCATACCACTCCTCGTAAAAGCTATTAGGTTGAACTCCTGTCTTTTCTGTTATTACTTTCATAAATCTAGGATGAGGTATTCTCTCTGACTTTAAATACCTAATCACAGATACGATAGGATTTTTTCCAGTTAATCCTATGAGCTTTGCAAGATCTTTATTGCTAAGTTTATTC